GTATGCGGGCTGGTCCTCGATGGTAATCCGTCCACGGAAGTGGAGCGGCCCCTTGTTCGCGGGCCAGTAGTTTTCAAGGACGAATTCTTTGTTCCGTTCCTCCTCCATCTCCTTTACAGCCTGGGGGCTGTATGCTGCTAGTCGCTCTCGTAGTGATTCGGACAATTTTCGCTCCTTTCGGCTCAAATGGTAGACACACGATACATAGTGCGCTATCTTGTAGTCAAGTAGCAACTGAGAGGAAATTTCGTGCATGCCTGAACGGATTTTGACCCTCGGAGAGGTCGCCAGGATGCTACAGATCAGCCCTGGCTATGCCCGCCGCCTTGCCCGTGATGGGAAAATCCCCGCCTTCAGGATTGCCTGCAAGGGGACATGGCGCGTGCGGGAACAAGACTTGCAGAACTGGATTGCCCAACGGGCAGGGGACTGATGGCTCACTACTACACCGCCGACGGGAAGTTGGTTGAGATGATCCCTGCACGGACCACCGGCAGGGATAGGAAAATTACCGCCTCTGAAGCAAAGAGGCAAGGCCTCTATCCAAGCGTGACAACCCTCTTGCAGGCCGCCAGCTCTCCGGGGCTGAATCGCTGGTACGTCCAGACGGCGGTCAAGGCAGCCTACGAAAATCCCTACTCCGGTGGCCCTGTAGATGAATGGATTGCGAACATTGCCGCCAAAGGCTCTGAGATCGCCGAGAACGCGGCAAATCAGGGTACCGCTATCCATGCTTGGATATGCGCATTACTCGGCGGCGCGCCCGTCTCAGAGCCTTTCATGAACATCTCTGCCAGGCGCATCGCACAGATGGCGGTAGATTGGCTGAACTACAAAGGCTACCGGGTCCTCCAGACTGAACGGCCATTCGTCAGCACGGAGTATGGATATGGTGGCACCATCGACCTCATCGTCGGTAAGCCTGACGGCTCCAGGGCATGGATCGACATCAAGACAAATGAGTTTACTGACAACCCGCCGGATTACAGTGAGCATCGTTACCAGATATGTGCCTATGCCCTTGCCCACAACGTGGATTTCAGCGAGGAAGTCTGCGAGATTCTTTACGTGAGCAGAGCAGTGCCAGGTCTCATCGTGCCAAGGGTGGTCAAGAATCCCAGCAAGGACGTGCGGGCATTCATGGGTATTGCCCATGCATGGGCGACGATGCACGATTGGCGATTCCCGCCAGCCTTCTACGACAAGCTGATTGAATTGGAGAGAGGAGAGTAATGAAGGAACTGATCGCTGAGATTCACGCGGACGCGGTGGAACACGGATGGTGGGATGACCCACGGCAGTTCCCCGAAGTGGTGGCCCTCATCGATTCGGAGCTTTCCGAAGCCCTGAAAGAATGGAGAGAGGGGAAACCTGAGCACATCTACTACAACCCCAACAATCTCAAGAAGCCCGAAGGGGTTGTTGTCGAGCTAGCCGATGCGGTTATTCGCATCATGGACTACTGCGGCGCTCAGGGGCTAGACCTCGAAGAAGCCATCCGCCTCAAGGTGGAATACAACAAGACACGGCCTTACCGGCACGGGGGGAAGCGGGCATGAATGAGAGCGATTTCGAGATCAAGGCATGGAAGATTCTCATCTTCGGCAATGCGGGGACGGGCAAGACAACAGCTGCCCTTTCCGGCGAAGGGAGAAAAGCCTATATGGAGCTGGATATTGGCTCCCTGGCTCGCGCTGTCGAGGGGTCGCCCATCGACCGGAGCCTGATTGATTACCACCCCTACCGGCTTCCTGCCACCTCACTGAGGGAGCGCGTGCGCCTTTCCTCGGAGCGTATCGGGCAGTCAGGCAAGGGTGCCATGACCTTCATCTCTCCCCTTTCTGGCTACGCCGACCTGATGTATCAGTTCACCAACGACTTCTGCGACTTCGCTGAGGACCCGAACGTTTCGGACATCATCATCGACACCGGCTCGCTCTGCTGGGACCTGTTCCTGCTCGGCTCTCGTGAGGAAGTACAGAAGATGACGCCGCCGGACCAGTGGAAAAGCGACCTGAACCGGCTCGAATACCAGCGTCCGAACATGATGATCTGGGACATCTGCAACTGGTCTCAGGTGAACGGCAAGAATCTGATCTTCACCTCTCGCGAGACCTACCAGTGGGCCGGTAACGACTACGACTACAACAACCCGAAGCCGGACGGGAGCAAGCACCTGCCCGGCTATGTGGACGTAGTGGTCCGCCTGAGCATCAAGAACCGGAAGCCGGTCGGTGTTTTGGACAAGGTTGCCGCCGGTGGTCTTGAACTGACAGGCATGGAGATTGAGTATCCCACCGTGGCAAACATCACGCGGCTTCTCAAGACTGCCGCCCAGATGCGCCGCCACGGGATTCCCTTCCCGCAGCCGCTTACCTACCAGGCCATGAAAGCCCTCATGGAGTAGCAACATGCTACTGTTGGACAACGACTACATCCGGCTGGGCCAGATGCTCAAAGCTGAATGCCAGCGCAAATCTATCCCCTTCGGGATGGATGACCTGAACAAGCAGGGGCTGGGTGACCTCGTCTGGCTGAACAAGAATAACGAGGTGGAGTCGTATGAGATCAAATCTCAGGCCGAGGCCGTCGGTGACCTTGACCACCTCGAAAAGCAGCTCCAGTCTCAGGCGGCGAATGCTACCCGAATAGGGCTTCTTATCTATGGGCCGCCGTCCGAGATGGCCCCTGACGGGAATATCTACACGTATAGCGTCGAGGGTGATGAAGAGCAGTGGTCAGCCGGAGTAGATGCGGGCCTGTGGCGGAAGCTCAAGCGGAGATACTCCCGGCAAAGCTACCTCGGCTACCGGACCAAGCTCGCGCGGTTCAGCTCTGACTTTGGCATCGAAGTCTATGAGCTTCCAGGACTGCCAGCTCTCACGCAGCAGATCATTGCCCTCTACACGGTGGCAACCACCACCGGAAAGACGTTTTCTCGCTACATCAAGGAACGGGTTTACATCGAAGAGACGGACCCTGAACGCAAGCGGATGATCCTCTCCCTCATCAGTCTTTCCGGCGCAAACATCGGTGAGGAGACAGCTGATGCCATCACTACATGGCTCGAATCCGTGGGCAACCTGAACATGGCAAGCCTGATCAGGGTCCTTCCAGAGATGGGCGATCTGCTGGCGAAGCAGAAGCTCCGGTCAGGAAAGCGCACGGTCGGGAATGCCACTGTTGCGCGGCTGATGGATGCCCTTGGCGTCTCAAGACAGGAGATTGGTATCTAACCAGCAGTCACGGCAGATGGCCTCATCATTCCCGTGACGGCAAACAGGCTCTCGCTCGACGCGGACCGCATGGCCAGCCATGATCTCCGGCGATGCCTTCCTGTAATAGAGAATCGTTATCTTCGGGGGCGGTAGAACTTCGGGAAGCTCTCGCAGCTTCAGACGATACTCACCCCACGGCTTGGCAAGCGTCTCCGCGATTTCCTTGTCCCGCTGCTCCTGGAGCCGCTTGCGTTTGCGCTTGTATGAGGATGCGTGAGAGTCTGAGCAGAATTTCTGGGCTGGCGTGACAGAGTCAAAAGGCTCCTTGCACCAGGGACATTCCTTGACTATCGGGATTCTAACTGAACGTGAGCGATATCCCGATGCCATCGAGTCCACCATCCCAGTGAAAGAGCCATGACGCAAGTCCGCCCAGCTTCCAGAACCAGTGTAGTTCGTAGGTGTTCTGAGAGAACTTGATCGCTGACGGCTCACCCGCATCTGTTGCCTTTATGTTGGTCATGGCGGCCCCGCCGATGTAAGCGCAGGTCATGATCTCGGAGCCACCCACATCACCGGACATCCCCAATGGGGACGCTCCCATCTGTACGTCAGCCACCAGGAACGTCGTTGCGCCGTCCACCGCGTTGATTGTCACGAACTCAACGTTTGGGCACGGTCCGGAACCACCCATCCCGTCATCTCCATATGGTTCGACAATGAAGGTATTTGACCCTTCGGCGTACTGCTCATCGAGAATAAAGAGGCTGATGGAGCGCTCTGTCCCATTGTAGATATCGACCAGGTTCCAGACCGCATTCCCGACAATCGCTTCCGCGACCGGCTCACCCACGGGGACCTCGACTATCAGCGCGGACATGCCGGGCCGTTCGGCCTCATGAGTGAATGTGTAGATGCTCATCTAGTCGTTACTTGCGACCATGACTCCCATCATGGACATCGGCGGAGCTGACGGACCGCCACAGACCGGCGCGAACATCGTCCAGTAGGGTTCAACCTTGTTGCCTTCGCAGTCAATTTCTACCACTGCCCACCATGCTCCACCGGCATAGACGAAGGGGAAGGGAGGTGGGTTGTCCGGCGGAATTTCAGGCGGCTCGCCCAGGCCGTCCCCTGCTTCCGGCGGGAACTCCAGCGGGGGCGGAAGAAACTCCTCCGGCAGGGGAATGTCGAACGGCAAGAGGGAAAGCGGCGGGATTTCCATCGGGATGCCGGGGTAGTAGCGAGAGCCACCAGCTCCCATGATGGCGTTTGCCGGGTCTTTCCTGGATTGGGCAGCAGCCCCGAACCCGTTCCTCTCATGAAGGTGCAGCGGGTCCACGTAAGCCAGCGGCTCAATACGTTCATTGATCCCAAATTCCATGCTCATGCGATTCTCCGGCAGGCAAGAGTAACGATGTAGCTGGTCGAGGTGCGGCCATCTTCCCTGTACATGAGATCAGCTCGCGCATCCTCAATGATAGCGGTCCACTTCCGGTTGGAGTCAGCAAACCCGATGGTCACGATGTGACCGGCTGCGTCTACAATTCCCTCGGCGAGGTTCCTACCGTGGGTGAAGAACCGCCCTGTTCGTCTGTTGATCTGGTCGGACTCAGCCATGAATTTCAGGGTGAAGAAATCAGACTGTGTATTCTGCTCCCGTTGGATAACATATCGATAGTCGATTGAGATAGGAAGTGTCAGGTAAGGCGTCACGTCGTCAGGGTTGTTGACGTACATCTTGCCCGCGATGGCGAACTTCCTTCCTGGCAGGACGTTGCTGGGAACGCCGAGGACGAACGGTCCGGTCTTGGTAATCAATCCCAGATGGTACTGTTCGAGGTCATCGTCCACCTCAAGGCTCAGCTCGATGTAATTTTCCTCTGAGGCGTGAGCATACCCCCTGATCTGGGTTACGCTCCCGTTGATGTCCGGCGGCCTCCCGCTGTAGAAGCCGGTTCGGAACCCCGTGACAGGAGCCAGAGTCTTGGGCGGCGGCGAATAGGCTGCCGTGGCAAGGTCAATCTTGTAGATTCGCCATTCACTGTAATCATCGGTCGAGGCGATCATGAATGCCTTGAGTCTGGCGTTGAACTGCCCGTTCTCAAAATAGCGAGAGGTTATCAGGCCCCACACCCGTCCAATTGAATCATCAATCTGGAGCAAGGCAGGGTGATAGAACATCCCATCCTCATACATCTCCAGATGGCTGAGGTTGATTTTGTCTCCGATAATGTTGGCGGCAACAAGCGCCCCTGTCGGGGTTGGGGCAACGCTGTGGGCAGACTTGTCCAGCATAAGGCCGATGCCTGGCGTCGCGCCCTGATGAACGGCGGGGGAAATGTCTGTAAGGCTAACGTTTCTTGGGTCAAAGCGTCCCAGCCCGTCAACAGAAGGAGCAAGCAGCCAGCTCCCCACGTATTTCATCTGCCCGCCGAATTTCAGGTCATTGAACCCTACCTGTTCGGGGGTGAGAGGGATGAATACTTCGTTCCGGTCGAGACCCCAGATGTTGCCGCCCTTGGTCGCATACAGAAAATACTGTCCTGCGACACCTGCGCCGGTGACGAGAGCTTTAGGAACCTCAAGGACGAACGCGTTTGTTGCGTTCGGGTAGATGAAATTCGTGCTGATGGCACCGAACTGCTGATCTGTGCGGTCCGTCCATCGGAGCTGAGGATAGTCGCCATCTCGGTTGCGAATCCAGAACAGTGAGTTTCGGGTGCTGCCGCCCCACGAGAACATATAGGTTTCGTCCGTGTTCTCGGTGTCAGCGGTGTAATTGTAGGCACCTGTCGTGACGAAGTTCTCATTCTGTAAGCCCAGCCAGAGCTCGTTTGCCCAGGTGAAAGAGCAGCCGGAGAAATAGCCGGAGAGGTCATCCTTCAGGATGTAAGTGACCGAATCGTCCTCGCGGTCGATAAGGAACAGCTGCTTGCCTGCGGCAAAGAGGATGTCTCCGTTGTCGAGCATCGCCGCAGCCGCGTAGCCATTGATCTGGGCTACTTCCTCAGAGTCATAGATTGATTCTGAATGGAGCAGCTCGACAGCGCCAGATGGCATGATGAACCCTGGCTGCCGCGTATCGGCAAAATGTCGCTCTTCGTTGGAATCCCTTGCCATGTTCGGGTCGGTAGCAATGACGCGTCCATACCCGTGATGAAGTGTCTGGATGGGGATTGTGTCTACCCGTGAGGGAGCAGACGGTTCAAGTAGAACATTGCCCAGTTCGAGGCCGCCTTTCTCTCCGTAGAGAAAAGGGAGAGAGGGGCCATCCTCGATCTGAATTGTGATGTCAAAAGACTTCGGGGACGCTACCACGATGGGCTTCTCATCGACCAGGGAATATCTTGCTCGAAGGTTTCTTCAATGAGGTACGACGACGCACGGAGCGGGGGCATGTACTGAATCTTCGCCGCAGCCCATTCCTGTTCAAGAAGCGCAAGCGTTGAACCAAATCTGACCCTCACTACTTCAGTGCCGTATTTCTTGTAACAGAGCCGGAGAATCTTGACCGCTGATCCCAGCTGCGCCAGTCTGAACGGGCAGTTCGTCGTGTCCCCATCTTCCTCCAGCCGTGCGCCTGGATAGACATAGGGCTTGTTCGCGACAAGGACCCCCGTCAGATTCTCCTGATGGCCGGGGAGATAAGAGAAGTGAAGGGTTACTGAATTGTTGCTCTCAACCGGAGAATAGCCAGCCCATTCCGCTTCCTGCATGTAGCCGTTGCTCAGGGTCATCTTGACCTTGACGGTCTCGATCTGACCACGGGTAGTCACCCATGAACAATCCCCGCCTTCGGGATCATCCATATCATCCACCGGATAGTCAGTCTGATTCTGGACAAAACTGAAGGGGACATTTACTCGCTTCCACATCTCGGAGAGGGCTTCATTGACGCAGGCCTTTACCTCATCCGGATTGAGTAAGAGATAGACAGCAAACGGGTCGCCGTCGTCCAGGTCAAAGGGGCCACCGTGCAAAACCATTGTATCCGGCGTCTCCGGTACGGAGAGGGAGAGAATCCTGCTCCACGTATTCCCTGTGGCGCTGGCCTCCCTACTGACGAGGAATGCCTGTTCGATTCCGTACCTGTCGGGGCTTTTGTTGACGATGTCGAATGAGCGGACCGAATGATTGTCCAGATCAACGCTGTCAGCATTGCCGTAGAGAATCAGGCCCAGGTTATCGAGAGCCGCTTCTTTAATCTGCCGGAGCGTGATGGATTGAGCCATGCCTAGATTCTACAAATCCCCCAGGAGTTTTGCATCCCTGACCGCAACCCAATCCTCGTAGGTCGGATGGCCGGAGACCTTCTTGCAGTGAAAACCATTGTCGGCAAACCATTGCAGAAGCTCCTCGGCAGAGCACTGCGAGTTTCGCCGGAGCTGACGCTCCGAGACCTCGAAGATGATCATCTCGGCCGCTCTGAATACTTCTGGGGACCCCTTAATCACGTTCATTTCCTCCCCTTCGATATCCATCTTGATGACGGCAAAGGGTCCCTCTACCAGCTCGCTCAGGACCGCGGTCTGAACCATGGGGAAGTATTCCGTCTCAGGGATAAGATAGGCCTCTCCGTGATTCCCTTTCAGCCCCTTGGCGGTCAGGCTGAAATTCCCGCTGGTGTTGGAGACTGCAAGGGGAATGACCTGAATCGAGTAGCGATTGGCCTGAGCGGAGTCATTAAGGTATTCGACTGCCTCCGGATTCGGCTCAATGGCTGTTACCTCTGCACCCTTGCTTGCAGCAAGCAGAGAGAAATAGCCGATGCTGGCACCGATGTCCAGGAATCTCTTACCTTTTGTAAGGTGCTTACGGAGAATGCTGGATACGGCTGGCTCCCATTCTCCTGAAGATGCGATCATCGGGGAGATATGGGTGTCCTCCTGAGAAAGACGGATCAGGAAACCGTCCTTGGCCCGCACGAACCAGGGCTGTTCTGCATACCCAACCTTTTCCATCGTCCCCTTTCGATGCCAGATGATAACGCCCGGCACAGGGCGCGGTGGCCGAACCGCATCTTCCAGAGTGAAGTCATATAGCCCCCAGTGTCTCAGCCGGACCGTGGGATCGATGTAGCACTTGAACCCAACATCTCTTGCCCGCTGGCAGAATGACCAATCCTCGGATAGGCGATAGATTTCCCCCGATTCCTTCCTGACTGAGATCGGATCAAAGAACGGATAGAAGCGGAGAGAGGACGGATGTTGAATCTCAAGGCCCCCATGCCATTCATCCCGGATTTTCTCGAACACGCGTCGATGTACGGCCATGAAACCAGTAGCCAGGTACTCGACTTCAGCGGGAGGCTGGCCTTCGGCAAAGACAATTTCCTGCTCCGCCTCGGTGGTAAGCAGCCGTATTGCCAGTTCAGGGGAATGGCCTGTCCGCTTCACGTAGGCTCCGCCGATGATGTCGTACTCGTAGGCCTTTTCTGCTATTCGCAGGAGATGCTGAGGATCGAACTCGATATCCGAGTCGATAGAGACAAATACGTCTGCCCTGGATTCAAGGAAGCCAGACGCGCCGCGATTCCTTGCCCTGATAATCAGCGCGTCGTTGACCACGGGCTGAAATGTGGCATGAATCCCCATGAGGTCACAGATGTGGACAAGGCCCATCATCGCGTTACTGTGCCCTGCCTCGACCTCTCTCCAGTAAGCGTTGGCAACGTAGATGCCGCCGCCGTTCTGAGATGCTTCATAAAGACGAGGGTAGGGGTGAGATTCTGCCATCAAGAACGTCCTTTCCAACAATGTGATAGGGGTGCCACAAATGACACCCCTATCATACTCCACCCCGCTGGAAGGGTTAACTGATTCCGTTTCCTCGCAGACCCGGCGGAAGTCCAATGTCCTGGTTGCCAAGGGCAAAGAGGAAGTTGAAGTCATCCGTCGTGCTGAGCGTTGAGGAAAGAGTTACGCGACCCCGCCACTGGATGTTGTCCGGATTGTAGTTTTCGGGAACGATGTCCTTCTGACAGGGTGCCCATACGGTCTGTTGCGGGACACCGGTGGTTCCCACCCGCAGGGCCGCAACCCCGATGGGGTAATAGGTCGAACCGTTGTCCAGGGACACATCGAGAAACGCGTTCAGGGTGCGAGTCCCGAAGTTGGCCGTAGACGCCTCGGTAATCATGACGACGAATCCCTCGCCGACACTGAATCCGGCCCGACCGTTTTCCATCGCATTCGTCGTGGCCTCGGTGACGCTGCTCACATCGAAAGCGACTTCATTTGTGGTGTTTTCGTAGTCAAGAGCAGGCATCTGGCTCTCTCCTTTAACTGGTGGTACCAGACAGATTGTAGCCGACGAGCCACGCGGCAGAGCGGCGTTGCCACATGGTCGCAGGGTTCACAACCCATCGAATCTGAATGACCCGGTAGTACGGGCTGGTGTCCCGCTCACGGTCCTTGACCATGAGGCCCTGCATCTGCGTCCCCATTGCGTAATCCTTGCCGAAGTGGACGCAGGCAAGAGGGGTGGTCTTGTCGTAGGCGTTGGCTCCGTTCGCCGTGGACGGCGCGTAGGAGTCGTAGCCGATAACCCAGTTCCCCTTGGTGCCAGCCGACGGGTCACTGCCGGACACCGCACCCTCTGGCGTGAAGCCAGCGTCGAGGAACGGCGTCCCGTCGTACATGTAAACCTGGCGGTCGAACTGGTCCCTGTTGTAGTCGAGCAGCTTCAGTTGGCGAAGAATGGCCCCGAACTGAAGGATGTAGATACTGTTCGAGATGAAACAGAGATTGTTCGTCGCGTCCGGCTTTACCACCGGAGCAACCTTTCGCCGAAGGTTGTTCAGGTTGTAAAGGAAGCCGTGAGCCTGGGCGTCCGTGACCGTGCCGGGAGCGAGCACAACTTCTGCTGTGTTGGCGCTGGCATTGACCACCTGCCCATTGAACCGTGGGTTCGAGTCCAGTTGAGTAAAGAGACCGTCAAACTTGCCGTTGTTACTGACTGCAACGGAGTTGATATAGTCCTCAACGAGCTGGTAGGCGAACGCCTTGGTCTGCGCATCGATCTGCGCCTGACGCGGGTCCTGGATCATGTTCTTCTGCATGAGAATGACAGGGTCCAGAGGAATGTCGATGTCATAGATCGACAGCGCATTGGCAACCTGCGCGAAGTCAGCCAGCGCCTCGCTGCCAGCCTGGTTCAGGTTGCGCATCGAGGGGGCCTTGATGTTGGAGATGTAGGGCACGATCTGCGAGAGCTGATCCTGATTCTCGAACGGAATTCTCTCGTAAACCGGCGATTCATCGACCAGGGTCTTGACCACGTATTTCTTCAACGGAGGCATGGTCAGCGCCTGGGTCTGGTGCAGTGTGACAGGCATTGTTTACCTCTCAGAATCTCCGTTGTCCCAATCCGCCACGATGTCGCGCCAGAGAGCATCCTTCAGAGATGCTCCGTCCATACCGGCATAGGGGTCTCCTTCGCCGGTAGAAGGGGGCAACGTGGTCGGAGAGACGCCACGGAACTGTTGGCCACGCTGAACATTCTGCATTCCCTTGAGTCGTTCCTGTACGCGCCGCTCAACTTCTTCCTCGGTGAGCAGGCCGGAACTGGCCTTCTGAATCCGCATGTTCGTGATGGCCTTGATGTAGGACTTGGTGTCGGAGTAGTTCTCCGGCAGCAGTGATTGTGCTTCCTCCTGGCTAAGAGAGTTGATGAACTCCTCATCCAGAAGCGTGACAATCATGTCTGCTTCTGCCTGTGCAGCCGCCTCAGCGGTAAGAGTCTCAGCTTCTACTCGACGCTGATTCTCTGCAATCTGCTGACGCGTCCACTCGGCAATTTCCTCAGCACTGCCGTTTTCCAGCAACTGTTGGAGTTGCGCCTGCTCCCGTTCTGCTCGCACTCGTGCGATGTCAGCCTGAAGGCGGCGCTGATAGATTGCTTGTTCCTCATCCTCCGAGAGCTGCCTCGTAGTCGATTGGACCTGCTCTACGGCGTCCTCATTCGAGGGGCTGGAAGATGCAGGCTCACCTTCGCTATCTCCTTCTGGCTCTGCCTGATCTCCCTCCTCACTGAGAGGAGTTCCAAGCCAGCTATTCGCGATAGCGTCCAGGTCCAGATCGATGTCCGCGTGCTGAATCTCGCTCATGAAGCGAGGATAAAGTGAAAGTCAGCCACTTGTAAATAGTAACCGGTTATTCTGTGAGATTGTCCGGCCTGACAGCGGGATGGGTAGGTGTGCTGACCGTCCTCTTAGCTGTTACCGGAAGGTGCTTCGGGGCATTCTTCAGCGCGTGCCTGGCGAGCTGCATCGTCCTCTCACGCGTCATGCCGGGGCCGGTCTCCCGCCCTCTGTAGAAATCTTCCCACGTCTCATCAGTCCTTTTGCCCGGCATTGAGAACGCAGGAGATGTGTAGACCCTTCGCGCAGGAGTCTCGCACTTTGCACAGAACAAGGGCTTCGAGGAATCAGACGAATGTCGCCGTACCTCATAGGCTGATTCACACCTGTCACAGATAAAGCTGTAGAATGGCATTAGCGAATTGCTCCCAGTGAAGTGCCGCGCATCTCCCGCGCGAGAATCTTGTTCGTGTCCACGTTCTGCGGTCCGAGCAGTGAGCGATACCGGATCGGAATTTCACTCTCCATGAATGGATACCAGAGAATCGCATCCTGATTGTTCAACAGGAACTGAATTGCTTCCATGTTCCGGATGGATGCCGCAAACCTGGAATCCAGCGATGCGCGGTAGGCAAGAGCAGCAATCTCTGCCTGCCTCTTGTTCTGGATTTGGCCCTGCCGCTCAAGGTTGGCAAGGGCCTGACGGTAAACGATCGCCGGATTGACGTTGATTCCCATGTCCCGATACTGGGCAGCTGTGGCGGAAAGGATGCTCTTGTAAGCATCCAGCAGCTTGCCCTCAGCATTGCTCAGGCCGATGTATTTAGGCATCCGGTCGAAATAAGTCTCCATGACTTCCCTGGCTCGCTGAAGCTGTTGCACGGCAGGATCGTCAGGCGTCTGCAATTCCTTGAACTGGGCAACCGTTCGCGGAGAGTAGCGGGAAAGGACTTCCTGCTGTTTCGCCTTGTAGCCATTCCAGTCAATGTCGTTGTCGGGGATGATGCCCGCTTCGGTCACAATGTCCCGGCTGAGACGCTCCGGCTTGATAGCGTTGTACTCAGCCATGAGGCGGAAAAGCTCTGTTTGGTTTCCGCCAAGACTTTCAACTTCATCCCTCGGTGTTGCTCCAGCCTTAGCCAGGGCATTCTTCATGGCAAGAGACGTGTCAGCTCTGTCCTCCTGAATAGTGGAATAGGTCTGGCGGAACTCCTCTGGAGTAATCTGGCCCGACATAAGCCTGGCCGAAGCGCGGCTGATCTCCGCGTCGTAGGCATTATTCATTTCGTCCCACGAGGAGAAAATCGCTTCGCGAGCTGCCGTAGAAGAGCCAACCCTTCTGCCCAGGTCTGAGGTGTATTCTTCCTCCAGCTTCACGATTTCTGGATTCTCCTCACGGGCAATCCGCTTCAACATCGAAGGAGCACTCTTCCACGAGATGGGCTCTGCATCTGGGAAGCGGTTCCGCTGCCAGTTCTGGAATGCGGCATCCAACCTCTCAGACGGCAACGGCATCCTTGGGTTGAGGCCCATGAACTCCATCGCGGACTGAGCGCCAAGACTCAGAGGATTAATGTTCCCTGTGTAGGAATCTTCATTCAGTTCCCGAACGGTATTGCCGACGAAGATCGGGGAAACCATTTGCAGCGCAGCAACAGCACGGTCTCGCGGTGATTGCACCGGCCTGCCGAGGAAGTCATGGCCCCGAATCTGGTCAATGATGCCACCAAGGACGGGGTTGCTGCGTCCTTCAAAGAAGTTCTCGATCGAAGCCAGCCGGTCGGCTAGAGAAAGATTGAACTCCCCTGCTCTATTGCCTGCAATGATCTGTGCATACAGCTTCGGAGCCTGATTGCCCCAGCTCAACCCCAGATAGCCGCCGCTCTGCCCAAGAGGGCCGGTAATCATCCCGCCAGGCTTGCGGGGGTCAAGCGCAGCCCACGAGTCCATTTCCTCTTTGAACTTGTCCGAGGTCCCGGTAATCTCAGCGATGCTTGCGGCAAAGGCGGTCCTGAACAGCGCTTCCCTCATCAGGAGAGAGGTTGCAAGATACCCCTCAGGGCTGTTCGGATTCCGGAGCATCTTCGAGACAGAATTGATAAGGCCACCCCTCGCTCGGAAGAATCCAGGAACGAACAGCAGAGCCGACTCAATCGCCTGCCTGTCCCTGCCGGTAAGCGACTGCGCCCGCGAAAGACCACCAAGGGCATTGTTCGCCTGCCTGATGATGGCATTCGAGATTTCCTCCGGCGTTGACTGGAAAAGGTTGGCCTCGCGGTTAAGCCTTTCCAGGGAAGGGATGCCGTCAATGAACTCCTTGGACGCCGCCGGTCCGAAGGCGCGGATCATCTGGACATCCGCTTCCAGCGTGTCAATCAGGTTCATCTTGTTGATAGTCTGCATCCGGTCGAAGGCAATCCTGTCCATCTTGGCCATGAAATTGCCAGCCCGCCGAAGCCCTGGAATCGACTGGAAGATGTTCGCGGTTGGCTCTACGCCAGTGACGCTTGCGCGGCCAATGCCCATGCCACGGTTCACGCGGTCGATGAGCTTGTTCCTGAACACGGGATCAGCCATGAGAGTCATCCACCCCTCATCACTGACCGCGTGGCGGTAATACTGGGAAAACATCTTCGCCGTCGAAGATGGGTTCATTGCCATCCCGATGAGGCCCTGAACTGTAGAGAATGAACCGTCGCCTGTGATTACGCTGGCCGCAACCCTGTTCATCGCCCTGGCTGCTTTGTCAAAAGCGCCAAAGGTCGGCTTGTTGAGCAGGACTCCACTGAGCTTTTCCCAATCCTCTGCATACTCTGGAGACTTCCATTCAGCAGGCTGGATTTTCTGTCCCCGCCGGAGCAGGTTGACTGCATCAGGGTCTTTGAGCCACGTCTTGACCGTGTCCCACGTCGAGTTTTCATTGATCTTGTTCAGGACATTCGAGGCCTGGGTCAGTCCCCATTCGTTGGCAGGGATGAGCATCTCGGAAAGGGTTGGCACCGTTTCCGCTCCATTGATGGCCGTCCTCGCCTGTCGTGTAGGGTCGGTCTCCGCATTGCGGAGAATCTCATAGAGATCAGTAATGTCCGTCCGCTGAGACGGCTTCAGGGCAAGGATTCTGCCATCCGGAAGAATGATGCGCCCCTGCGGGGCATAGTGGCGAAACTCCTCTTTGAGTAAGTTCCGGACCAATCCACGGCTACCTGCAAGCTGCTCGATGGACTGGAGCTGCTTTCTGTAGGAGCCAAGGATATTGCGAAGGCTGGGGTCGAGGTTCAGGAAAAGCTCCTGATTCCGCGCGGCGAACAGGAAGCTGCCGGAGAGCAGGTCATAAATTTGCTGCTTCGCTGCATCAGGGATACCTTCGAGGTGGCTGCCCCATTCATTTATCGGCCTGGCAGCGCGACGCAGGACAGCCTCCATCCTCGCATTCGGGTCCTTGATCTCCTTGACTGAACGTGCCCACGCTGCTTCCTCAGCCTTGTCAAATCCAGCTTTGATCTGACGCTTGGAGGCAAGGGTGTGAGAACCATCGGCGATCTTTGCCAGCATCTGGTCAGTGAGCCTTGTGGCAACTCGCTCCAGTCCCCCGTAAGCAATGTCCGCCATCTGTGCAGCAGATGCCTCGCCGTTGAAGTGGGCGGCAGCAAGGGCTTCAACTCTCTCATTCTTGTAGCCGGTGCCCATCACGGTCCGGCGGAGCCAGCCGCCGACACCCTTGCGCCATGCATCAGGGTCAATGCGCGAATACGCAGCGCTCTTAGGGGTGTTCAGGAGACGAATAGCATTCCTCGCCCCCATCTCGAAAATCTGCTGTTCGGCAAGGTTGCTCAACTCGCCAAGAGCCGCCTGTGCAGGCTTGGGCAACGCCGCAGTGTAGCTCCTGGCAAGCGACTGGTACTCATCCATGAGCTGATTGAACGCGCCCTGAGTAAGACGCTTCCCGCTGACATGCTGCTGAAGATCAGAGAGTACCCAGTTACTGATCTCCTCGGACTGACGCAGGAAACGCTCCTGTGCCTGTAGCGAGGATGCTCCGACAGACTCACGAAGCCTGTCCCATGATTCTGCTCGCTGGGTGATAGCTTCCGTGTACAGCTGGGCAGCCTGATCTGCTTCCTCCTTCGCTGCGGCAAGAGTGGCTTCCAGCACCTGCTGGTTGTTGGAAATCACCTGATCGATGCGGAGGACTTCAGCATCTTCAACTGCCAGCTGCCCCCTCAGGCCTTCGAGATTGATATCAATCTCATCGAGCTGCTTCGCCCTGCGAATGACATCTTCAGGCAGAGACGGGTCCAGGCCGGAACGGGCAAGAGCAATGTCCCGTTCATCAAGTCCCAGACTGCTACGAGCTTCCTCAAGCTGTTGAATTTGGCTGATAAGGCTTTCCCGCCTCGCCTCGGCAATCGCACGCTTGTTCAGAAGTTTGACTGTGCGGACATCCTTAATACCGGCATCCCTGAGAGCGCGCGCTGTCGGCTTCTGTCCAGGCTCCCAAACAGTGAAGCGGGTGGCATCATCGAGCGGTATGAACCGCGTTCCTTCAGGTCTCTGGCCGTTAACAGGGCGGACCAGCTCCAGGTCTCTTGCTTCCTGTTCGGCGATCTTGATTCGCTCTGCGATGTCTCCGACGTCTGCGCCCTCTTTACGGAGTCTCGCCTGTTCCCGCCGGAGCACCTGCACCCGTTCGCGTGCATCTCTCACCGCCTGTTGCTGCGCCGCAACTGACTCGACTCCCTCGCCGATTGCTTCCTCTACAGACTTGCTGGGAGCTACATACTCAACATCAACGCCGGGTTTGCCGTCTTTCCAGCCGAACGACTTGACCCTATAGCGGCCAGGCCTGCCAGGAATCTGGATCAGCTTTCCCTGCATCTCTTTGACCGTTCGTGCAAACGGTTCGTTTACAAGAGCCTGGAAGCGGTTGCGTTCCTCCATCGCGAGGCGGGACAGCTCTGCATCCGAAGCCATGTACGACTTCAGGCCACTTTCAGCCTCACCCACTGCTCGGTGAAGATCGATGTATCGTGCTACTTCCTCGGTCAGGCCGGAAAGGTCAGCACCCTTCGCCCTGCGAACAAGGTTGTCGTAAGCGCCTTTGACATCGTTGTTTGTGATGAGAGCAGAGAGGTAACGCCGCCCGGCAGAACGCGCACCGGACGGGAGATTCTTCAGGATTTCTTCCTGAGCCGCTTTCCTCGCCGCCTGCGCGTCCTTAACAGCCTTCTTGTAGGCTCCGGCGGATTCCTTACTCAGCTTTTCCTGCTCTAAAAGCTGACGTACACGCTCATACGCCTGGAGCTGCTCATCAGTAGGCTTGCCTACGAGGTCGGAAAGGGTTCCTTCCTTGCCTTTCGTAAAGCGAAGTTCTCCGAATCCAGCCGAGCCTTCCTCCAGTGCCCTCCACCGCTCCTGAGCCTGGACCATCGTTGCATAACGCTGGACTGCAACAGCGTCGCCTTCCCTTGCGGCGCGGACGGTCCTGCCAAAGTCGTAAATGTCATCAACAAGCAGGCTCGGAGAGCCGGACTCCCGCATGTAGTTCAGAAGGTGTCGCAACGCTTCCGTCTGGTCCTTCATGGACTCTTTGACGGCGTCGTCAATGTTCGGGTTGCTCATCGCCGCTTCACGGGCGGCAATCTGCTCGCTCAGCCCGCGCTGGTCAACGACGGTTCGCTCCCCGTCCTGTGTCATGTACTTCGGGTAACGAACGTTTGAGCGAACGACTCCGTCATCAATATCTTCGGCGTAAGCAATGGGCTTCTGCCTGTTCTTGAGGATCATCTCCGTTTCACGTGCTCGCCGGAGCGAATCGAGACGCGAGATTCCTGCCCATCCACCACCAAAAGCCCCAAGGATAGAGCCTGGGGTGCCCGCCACTTCACCGCCAACACCCGACCCCGCTCCTGCGGACGCAAGCATCGCAAGGTATTGCTTCTGGCTGAGCGAACCGCGACCGGCAACCTCGGTAAGAAGGGTCAGCAGTTTCCCCGCTTTGCCCGCCGCCTGTGCGCCAGCGGTGGCTTTTCGGGCAACACCGATACCAAGGAGGTTAGTCGGGTCCAGAAGCAGGCCAGCGGCCCCTTCAAGGCCCCTGCCGGTAATCCGCGTCGCTTTACCAGCCACCCCACCGGCGACAGGGATATCGTTAGCCCTGTCCTCCGCAGCAGTTGTTGCAGACCTGATCCCTCGTGTTGCCAGCTGCTTGGGAGTTCCGAGCTTCAGGTTCGGAGCAAGGTGTTCCTCTTTCGAGGCGTCGAACCACAGCGCTCCCTTAATATCGCCCTTTGCAATCTTCCGCAGGGCAGGGATGGCAAGCACCCGCTCGACCGGCATCTCCTCGACGCCGCGAGAGAATGACTCAATGCCTTTAAGGGCTGTTCCGGCTACATCGCCGCCGAGGGAAAGAAGGGAGCCAAGGCCGCCGCCAAGCTCTGACTTGCCGCGCGCCCTGGCAGCCTCGATCTCTCGCTGTCTGCGGCGTTCGTTGATCGCCTCAAGCAGGCTAGCGCGGTAGTCGTTCACGCTAGGAGAATAACAAAGAGGTCAGCAGGTTGCCTAGTTGATACTCCGGCCCAGCATCGGCTGCATACTCGGAATAACGTTGCCGCCGGGGGCGACAAGTTGCCTGCCTGCACGGGTCATGAGCATCTGCATTGCCTGTGTTCGGGCATTGGCTTCGTCAACGGCGGCAGCTCGCTCACCAAGGAGCTTGTCCAGCGCAAGCCGTTCACGGTTGTAAGCCAGGATAGCTTCTTGCTGCGCTCTCTGGGCTGCAAGATTTTGCTCTGCGATCCACTTCTGCGCATCGGTGGCATATCGCTGGTTAGCCGTGCTTGCATTCCAGTAACCCTGTTGGGCGGCGAGCCGTTCCCGTTCAAGGGCAAGAGCATTAGCCTGTTGAGCAGCCTGGGCCTGGAGCATAGCCTGCTGGTTGCCCTTTGTCGCAGCCAGCTTGTCACGCTCTAGCTTTAGCATTTCTGCCTGATAATCTCTTGGCTGAGTCGTAGGAGATGCTGGAACAGACTGGTATCCGACCACCATTCCACCAGGAGAGAGAATAGGGCTTCTGGTGTAGCCGGTGGCAGCGCGATGAAGCCGGTCATCGATGACGGCTCCATTCTTCGCGCCCCTGAGAATGTTGCGTGCACCCCTCGCAAACCGCGCTTCACTTGGGTCAACCGCGCTGATAACTTCGCCGAGGCCTGCCGAAGGAGCAAGAGAAGCCTTTGCCTGAGTAGAAAGCCCTGTCGCGGCCCTCTTGAGCTGGGTCTTTTCAACCGCACGAATTGCATTCTCCATCGTAGGCTTTTCGGAGGGCGAGGACTTGGGGGCAATGACAGCGGCAGAGCCAGGCGGGAGGAAAACATATTCCTCCGCAGCGGGGTCGCTGCCCCCATCGCCGACAAGGATCATCGAGGGAGAGTTGACATCATCCTCAATTGGTCCCTTTACCGCACCATTAGCAGCCTTCCGGAGTTTGTTCAGGGTCAGCGCGAGCCTTGCTTGCTTACCAGTCTTGCCCGAATCACCCGCATGAGCACGGGCGAACTCCTGAACGCCCATGCCCGCAGCCTTGGCCTTTCGGGTAAGAGCGCCGGGATTCTTGATTGCGCCCTGAATCCACTTTTCCATTAGCGGAACCTCGTCAGGGGATTGGGGAACTTGATCGGAATCCCAAGCCCAAGATTGCGGCGAAAGTCGTCAAGGAAATTCTTACCACCCTGAGAAGATGAAGTTGTTTGAGGCCTTTCTGCAGCTGGCGCAGGAGCTTGTTCAACGACAAGTGGCGGAGCCTGTTCGGTCACCGCTGGGGACTGAGTCTCTTGACCCGGTTGAGAAGTGGCACGTCCACGGAGAACGTCATAGAGCGCTTTAGCCTGGGCCACCCGCTCCATAATATCCGTGGGCTGCTGCTGAGGCATGTTCTGGAGCAGCCACAGGTAATCATCACGGTTACGCTGTCGCATTGTTGCGTCGTTGCTCAGGGCCATGCTGTTCCGCCAGTGAGCAGTCGAGGCCGCGATCTCCGAGCTGGCATCGATAGGGTTGTAACCTACGCCGCTGCGAGACAGTTCAGGAATGTAAGGGGCACGTTCACCCTGGAGACCGATCAGGGAGACCAGGTTTTCAAAGTCTTGCTGTTCCTGTTCAGCGCGGGCAAGGTCCGCGGGGCTGATATTCCCGCCGGTCATTGATTCTTCATCCGGCTGAGAGGACTGAATACCCATGAGGATATCCATGATTTCCTGATCGGAATAGTTGTTGGCCAGAAGCTCGTCGATCAGGCTGAGGACATCATCCTGGCTGGAGCGTCTCGTCCGTTCCTGGCGCGGCGGCATAGCCTTCAACCTCCAACAATGCCTGTTCTAGGAGAGAAGGATACCCTTCGGGGGTTACCTGCGCAATATCAGGCGCAAGCAGATGGTCGAAATAGGGCATCAGGCTCCTTGCAGATGGCCCGATAATGCTCTCTCCAAGAGCAAGCATATCCTCGATCTTCTTGCTGAAGGCTTCGGGTCCCACCTGCTGGATTTCCTGAACATGCTGTTCTGTTGGCCTGCTGATGAAATCCTGCCAGATTTCCATTGGCTCTGGCTCCGGCGGCGGGACAATAGCCTCATTGAAGGCCGTGCTTGCAACCATCCGGTCGCCGTGAAGCGACCCCTGAATCTCACGGCGAATTTGCTGAACAAACCTGTCTGCTACCATTTAACGCTCCTGCGGGATGCTGGGCGCGACACCGTTGCCCGGTCCGGTCGGGTTACGTGGTGCGGAAACTGCCCTGCCGCCCCCGCTCATGGGACTCATCATCCCCTCACGGTGGCGGTCGCCGGTTCCCATCTCAGGCTGACCGGGCGGCATACCAGCAGCGCCGCCTGAAACTGCCGCAGCCTGGGCCAGAACCGGATCATCTGCCAGCGCCCCGCTGATAATCAGCTGCATGTACTCCGGCGACTTGCGAACGGTGTCGAGGATGATCTGCTTGCGCTCGGCTTCAGGGTTCTGAACTCCGGCGTGCTTTGCGCCCCGCTCCCAGCTCCAGAGTTGTTTGTCCACCATCAGGGCAGCATACTGGCCGCGAGCCATAAGCTCCTGCTCACTGAAGGCCTGGAGCTCACAGCTCAGGTCATAGTAGTCGTTGATCATCTGCGGGGTAATGTGGAACCTTGTACGGTCACCCTTGAGGCCGGTCTGCGAAATGGAGTAGCCGGTGATGTTCAAGGGGATGTTGAAGTTCGTGACTGCCCGCCACGTCATCTGAACGATATCGGTGAGGATTCCGGCGAGGCCCGTCTTGATAGGGCCAACCATGTCAGCAGCTGCTTCCAGTGCAGCTGTAAAGGTGCTGCCGGGTGTCCTTGTGCCGATGTTGCCTCTTGCCATACTGGTAACACCAGCACGGTCATAGAAGCTAAGCATCAGGTTGAGGACGTTGACAGCCTCAGTGCCCATGTTTGGGGGCACTTTGTAATCAAAGTCCTGCCCAGGCGCGAGGCGCATCATCTGACCAAGCGGAATGTCTACATTAGCCTGGTCTGAATTGCCGATGTTGCCGGGTGTCGGCGGTGTGGTGATGACCGCGACCGGCATCGAGGCCATGATTCCCCATGCAAGCAACCCTGTGAGGACCGTGTTGATGTACGGGTCAAGAGCAAAGAAGGGGAACACGGTAGAGACCCGCTCAAGCGCAGGGTCGGGGATAGAGGTGGTCATCCCGTAGCGCCAGATGTACGGGATTTCACCGAACTCGTTTTCGTACTTGAAATAGTTTCCCCCGACCTCGATGTAACAGTAGTCCGGAGTCCAGACTTCTGCCATGACCACATTGTTGCCCATACCGGAGGGCTGCATTTCCTCAGAGAACATTCCTCCCCTGGGGAAATCGTTGTTCATCAGGACGCTGGCCTGTTCATCCTGTGAATAGGGAACGATCTTGCCGTCCCTCGTGGCACGGAGATTGAGGGCAGCGAGAGATGCCGCGAGAGGTTTGTAGCCGTACTCAACCACGTACTCAGGCTCCTCGGCGCGGTCGGGGAAGAAGGTTGCAGAGTCAATCTGCGTGATTGCGAACGGGTTCGGGCTGCGAGGGTTCGCCATGAAGTCAGCGACCTTCGCGTTGTATTCGGACCACTCCTGATCTGTCGGGTTTTCGCCAGGGCTTTCCGGATACCCCTTCAAATACTGGCGGCGCATCTTGAAAATGCCGATGCCATCACCCGTGAGCTGGTCACATGCCTTATAGAAGTAGTCAACTTTGTGTATCCGGCCATAAGACTGGATCAGTGGCCATGCTGAAGATGCAAGGTAGGCGGCCACCTCCCTTTCGGCAGGGTCATCCATGTTGAGCGGGAGGCGGTCGAACTGAGGGGCATTCTTGGCAATCATGCCGTTAATAGTCTGAACCAACGCCCACGGCAGGGGGTTTCGGACACCCCAGCCGACCAGTTTCTGGAAGGTCTTGGGCGTCCGTGTCTGAATCCGCAAGGCCCTGATGCGGCGGATTTGCTTTGTGACCTTGACCGTCTCGTCGTAAATCCGGCGCTGTTGCTGAATCGTCCGGCTGACGAGGGTCGATTCGCTTGAGGACATGGGCAAAGGTTTCGGCATCAGACACCTATCCAGCTGCTACGCTCGTTGTTCCAGACTTCATTGAATGCAGCTTCCTCTGCCAAAGATTGCTGCATGGCCAGGATGGGGTCAACCCCTGAACCAGTGAGCCGGTAGTCAGAGATCATAAGGGATTCGTTCCTCTCCGGCGAAAAGAATCCGGCGCGGTGGTGGACAAGGAAATAGATAAGGGCCTTGATAGCGTCATTGTTACGCTGCTCCGGCTCGCCAAGGATGTTGTTTCTCTTCTCTCGCTTCCATGTTGAGAGTTCCCAGCGGAGACGCTCGCAGCGGTTGGCAATCTGGATCGTCCATCCATTGATGCCGGTGAGGTACGAGGAAAGAAGGCGGATTTCCTCGGCGTAGCGAGAGCCTCTTGTCCGGTAGCCGGTCATGTTCGGGGTTGCAACATTCACCGGCCCGAAGTTGTCATCACGCCTGCGCCATTCTTCAGCCGGGGTTGAGCCACCGCCGATGCCGTGCTGGTTGCCCGCATAAGGGTCAATGACGCCTTCCTGCATGAACGGCCACCATTCCCGTTTGGCACAGAGGGCCTTGACCTGCTGATGGTTCAGCTGCTGTGCGACCACTTCGTCGATGACGCGGATTGTCTTGCCGATGATCTGAATGGCAAGAACCACATAGCGGGAATGTCCGGAGTAGCCGGGGTCAATCGCCGCGTAGACGGGCAGATACTTCTTATCGCCGTCCTGTCTGACCCATTCCACGTTAGCCACGTGTTCACGGGGCTTGAAAATCTTAGAGAAGATGATTTCGGGGCTGGAAGCAGGTACCCCGACAAGCCTTCTGAGGTATTCGTCCCATCCGGCTGCTTCCTGTCCAGGGTCCTGGGCAAAGAGAGCCGTGGATTTCAGTCTGAGATATGCAGGGTCTTTCAGCCCTTCCGGATAGATGACGCGGTTAGAATGAGTCGGACTTGACCACGCCTTGGCATGGTCCTCATTCGGCCAGCGTCTCCATTTCTTCCAGAGAACTTCCATCCACGGAGCCGTGTTCTCAAAGGTGCCCGCGAGCCAGACCTGCGCACGGCGGGTTGACGCACGCTCAATCGCATGGCGGTAGACGCTGAAGCTCATCTTGCCCGGCTCACAGAGACCGAGGTAGTCCGGCGCACGGGACATAAGGCTCTGCTCATCAGCCCCTGCCTTGGTCTCTACCACCGCACCCCACTTCGTTTCCATCACGCAGGGCTGATAGCGATTCTGAGGCCATGAAACACGGCTGATCCAGTCAAGGCTCTGGCAGGCCTCAACGATGTACTCGAACTCCTGCCGTGAGTCCTCGTAGGTCTGGCCGATGAGCCATTGGAGGTCGGAGTATGGCAGCCATGTAACCATGTCCATCGCCATCGAGAGGGACTTGGAGCCACGGATACCGCCCGTGGTCATCTTCACCATCGCAGGGTGAAAATGCGCCTGCTCGATTACGCGGGAAATAGGACGGTAGCCGCCGGTTTCCTTGCGGATGTTGGCCTGGACAACAGTGAGGTTTCTCCAGACCTCTTCCTTTTCCTCAGGGAAAGGCGAGCCAAGGCCCCTGTCCATCCGCTGGATTTCGATGGGGCGGAGGTCAATCACTGCCGCGCCTCAATCCGAGGGGTGTTCTTGTAGAGCGTTCCCCACAGCTGACGGATTTTCGGGCTTCCTGCCTCTCTGATCTCCTGAAGGCGCACGAGGAGGGGGTCATTCGCGCCGGATTTTGCTCT